CAACTGCGTTCCCATTGATTTGACGTTCAAAAGTTTCAGTAAAATCAACGTTAACAAGAGGGTCATACTCGATTGCATTTGTATAAATAATAGGAAGGTATCTTCCCATAATTTCCTGCATTGTAACTTTTGCATAATGTTTGAAAAGAGCAGGGGTTTCAAAACCAATCTCCCTCATAAAATAGTGGTCAACTATTTTTTCAGCAAGCTTTTCTTTAGTCCATAATTTAGCGTTATTTATTTTTTCAATTTGAAAAGGAAGTAAATAGTTTGTTAAATCATAATTTGTAAACCAGCTTTCAACTTCTTCACGTCCTAAAAGGTCACAAATTGTTCTTAATTGCATAGTATATTTAGCCATTTACTTCACCTCCTCATTTTCTGTAATATTATAATCTTTAATAATAGAGCTTTCATTTTTAATAATATTGTGAAGGTCTGAACGCAAACGAACTGAAATTTCTTTATCCGTTCCAGTAAGTCCAAAAAGTTCGTTGAATTGTTTACAAGCTTTTTGACGTGGAGCGAAATAACTTTGAAGATTCAAGTTAATAAGCTCGTTGTTTGAGTTTGCCTCGTCGGCAACTAAACGTTCCTTCTTATCTACCATTATATTATTTATTCCCAAAAAGGTCAATGCCTCGTTCCATATTTCTTTTTTATAATCGATTAATTTGTCAGCAACGAATGGAGCGTCTGTTTTTATAGCTTTGATGTCATTAATGTCAAGATTTTGTTTGTCTCCAAAAATTGCTGGTTGATTTCCGTCATACTGATTAAACATATTTTCCATTGTTAGTCTTGATTTTTCATTGCACATTATAACAAGAGGAAATTTTTGACTTTTAATATTTACATCTGCACTTCTTTCAGCCTCATATAATCTATAAGCGAATAATTCAAGAGTTGTCGCAGTTGGTTGTCTATTTATATTATTAAATACAAGAATAGCTTGTTTGTCTGATGCTAGTTCTTTGTCATTTTTAAAACCGTGATAAACGAATCTGTCTTCGTCAAATTCATAAGAATGACATCTTATATCAGTAGGAAGTCCATAGATATTAAGATTTCCACTTATAGTTGCATTTGTATTGATAAAACCGTATTTTTCAGTCTCAAGAAGACTAGCTACACCATAATAAAATAAGCAATTTTCTAAATATTCACTATTCATTGATGAAGGCAAATTCACCCATTCAAACATTGAAAGAGCTACTTTTTTAAGTCTTTCTAGGTAGTCCATAAAAGTTGCGTCATTCATTAAGCTAGAATCAATAAACTTATTAGAACTTCTATAAGAAGGTTTTATTTTTGATTTTCTTGCCATTTTATAATCTCCTTTCTATTTAATATTATGATGAAATTTGCAAAAATTTTGCAAAAATCATCATTATTATATTAATTTTACCTATTATTTTGTGAATAGTCAAGATAAGTAGCCGGATTGTGCCATAAAGTAATTCCATTATCAAAAAATGATTTAATAGTTAAAAGGTCAGCTTGTGGAATATTTCCTACAAGGTTAGCATTGATAGTCTTGACATAATTCCAGTTAGGTCTATTATTAAGGTTTGGAATTTTAAGAGTATTTGTTTTATAACCATACATATCAAAATATCTGTCAATTCTTTCAGCGAATTGTCTTTTAATTGTATAAGTATTAAAAATGTTGTCATTAATTAAGTCATACCCTAAAATTGTTGCAGACGATGAAAGATTTGCTTGGTCTGGTAGCATTTTTTGTTTTTCAACTTGAGCCATTTGCATTTCAATATTAAGCTCGTGATTTTTTTCTGAAAAACCTTGATTCATACCTTGTGAAAATGCTGTAATTATTCCATTTAATACATCACCAATAGCACCTGTTTTATTTCCACTTTGTAAATTATTAGCAACACTTAAACCAGTGTTAACTCCATTTTGTAACATTCCAACAACGTTGTTTGCTGTTTGTTGTTGAAAAGAGGTGTTTTCTTGTTCAAGTGATAAATTTAAAATACTTTGATTTTGTGCAAGCCAAGTGTTAAAAACGTCAGTTTTATAACTAATATTTGGGTATCCAGTTAAAGAACACATTTCTTCGGTACACTTATATTCTTGACCGTTATTAGGTCTTTTATAATTCCATGGTATGAAACAAACATTAGGATTTGGATTCAATTCACTTTCAACTTCAAAGTCTGGTTGATTATTTCTAAAATCTTCAAATCTAAATATTTTTCTATTTCCAGTTATTGCATTAAATCCTAAATAAGTGAAAGGGTATTGAAAAAGTTTTCTATTTTTTGGGACATAGCCTTCAAAATCTGAAGAAACAGTTAAAGCGTCAATAAAATTATGAAGATAACTAGGTGTTGCATAAAAATTGTCATTTAAAACAACATATCCATCTGTCTCAATTTCTCCTAAGATTTGAGAAGTTAATGCTAATTTTGGAACAGTAAAAATAGTTAAGATATTATTTGAATTATCTTCATTTGGCATTAATGACATTAAATAATTAAAACCACTATCATTGCAGGCAATGAAACATACACTTGAATATATTCCATTGTATTTATAACCTCTTTGAGGAGTAGTTATTCCAGCACCACCGGAATTTTTTATTGATTCACCAACATAAGCTATAATATACATATGATTTAAATTAGACATTGTATATGATTTTTTAATAGTATATTCTCCAGTTTCTAAACCTTCATTGATTCTATTTGCTCCAATAACATCATCAGCCACACTTATCATTTCCCTTTCAACAAAACTTTGTTTCCAAGTTATGTCAAATTGCCAAGTTTGAAAAACGTCAGTTGTAATTGAAATAAGTGTCATATCGTCATTTACATATTGCATATTAGTGATGAAGGCATAAAACCATTTATTAGTATAGTTTTCATTTTGGTACATACAATAGTTATATTCTAGTAAGTCATCAATGTGACCAGGGTATCTAATAGTAGAATCTTTTCTTTGATAACTAATATTGTCAATTACAAGTTTTGGCAAGCTATTAAAATAATTATATTGAGCCTCTTTACTTGCAAAAGTTATTTGATTTTTATTATTCATTAAAATTGGGACTTTTAAAAGTCTTAATTCTGTTTGAGGTGAGATAGCCATATTTTTCTCCTTTCTATAAAAATAAGGAAGGGAACTTTTATTCCCTCCCTTTTAGGGTTGATGTTTATTCACCTTCATTTGATGAATCTGTTTCTTGAGCTCCAACAACTGTAACTGAAAGTTGAGCTGTTGTACTTCCAGCTGTTGCTGTTATTGTAGCAGTTCCATTTCTATCTTGTGATTTTAATTCAACACAAGAATTATTTATTTTATGAACTTTTACAACATTAGCATTTGAACTTGTGTAAGTAACATTTGTTGTTCCGTTAACTGGAGTTATTTTCAAGTTAACTAATTTATTAGCCTCAAAAGGCATTTCAACTGTGTTTGGCTCGAAAGCTAAAGCAGTTGTATCAACAGTTGGTTCTTCTGTTGCAAATATAACACCGTTAGCAAACAATGAGAAATTATACATTTTTATTACATTTAAGTAATATTGATATGTTCTATTGTTTGGATTGTAAGCAGTATCTAGGAACATATCTTGTTCTTTGATTCTAAACCAAGATTTGTCTGCTATCATACCAACAATTTTTGAACCATCAAATATTTTTTCACCGTCATCATTATACATATCAAAATTATCAACTGAAATTATGTTCCCTAGTAATATAGAGCGGTCTATATTGAAGCTTTCAGCTAGTATATTTACGTCTAAATAACTTCTTAATTTGTTAGATATAATGAAAACAATGTCTTCTGGATTTGTCCAAGTAGTGATTGGTCTTCCATAACCACCCATTTTTGACCAAGCATTGTATTCGTTTGAAGGTGTTTGGAAGTTTAAGAACAATTCTCTTGCTCTTGTGACAAATGCTTTTGCAGTTGCCTCGTCACTTACTCCACTTACTGTTTCAATAATAGCTTTATTATCTTTATAAGCTCCAGCCATTACATATTTTGTAAATTTGTATTGGTCAATGTAAGCTCCATTATATAATGAATTACTTAATTGCTCAATAAATGTTTCTAAATCACCCCAAGACACGAAAGCTTTTTTCAAAGTTTGTCTTTGGATTGATACTGGGTATTGTAAATCCATATTTAAGTTCATATATTGAACTTTTACATCTGCTTCATATTTTGATAAAATTCCAGCGAAGTCGTCTCCGTTGAATTTTCTACCTTTAGCAGGATTTACATAAATTTCTTGACCAGCAGAACCTAGTGGGATTCTGTCACCTTCTAAAACTCTTAGAGGGTTTCTGAAAAATTTTGTTTCGAATTGTGTGTAAACAATTCTGTTAATTAATGAGCTTATGAACTCATTTTGTACTTCTGGATTGTTTAAAATTGGTGAACTTAATAAAGATATGTCTGTGTCATCTTCAATTATTGGCACATATCTTTGGTAGTTATCTGTGTTAAGTTCTCTTATTTTGTTTAAACTTGTTTTTAAACCTTGTGAAACTGGCATAATTTTTTCTCCTTTCATTTTTATTTTTTAAAGTTTCCTTTATCGTCAAAACAGTCTTTGAAACTAGTTGACTTTGGCTTGTTATCTTCTTCATTGTTTTCTTTTGGTTTTTGAAAGCCCATTGATACTTGTTGAAGTAGATTTCCGTTTGCTGTAATTAAGGTAGAATTTCTTTTTTGCAAATCTGAGATTTGAGTATCTCTTTTACTAATTTCTTGATTCATACTTTCATTATCAGCAATAAGACTTGCCAAGTCGTCAGCAATAGTTCCTGCTGTTTCTTCGCCAATTTTTTCTTGCAATTGTGTAATTTTTGCTTGAAAATCTGTTGTATTCATTTTTATACCTCCATTATATTATTTTTATTATTTTATGTCAATACTTAAAATTTATTTTTTTATTTCTTAATAAATACCATTTTTTCCATAAATTATTGTGGTCAGTTGGAGTTGGAGTTGGTGGGTCTGGTGGGTCTGGTGGGTCTGGTGGTTGTGGTGGTACTACACCCCCATCATAAATTAACCAATTATAACCACTTGAGTACTGGTCTGGAACAACTAAAGTATCATTAACAAATAAAGCCCTGTCGGGTACAATTCTTTTACAACTTGTGTTATCTCTAAAATGATACAAATAATCACTTTGTAAATTTACTTGACCTTTTCCAGTTTCTAAATGCAAATGGTCACCACTTACATTTCCACCTGTGCCACTTCGATTAAAAATTTCTCCTTGTCTTTTTATAGTTCCAACACTGCTATAAGTTCCGTTTTGTATGTCATTATCGTGATAAACTATTAAGCCAAGATAGTCCAAAGAACCGTCTGCAAAATGAACTGGATTTAATGACTGCCACAATGCTACACAGTTTCTTGATTCTTTCCATAATAGTTTTATGTCAACAGGAGCATAGCAAGGTGCTCTATATTGTCTTGCACCGTTGTAATATGGTATTATATCATTTGCATAATAAGTTGCGCCACCTTGATGAGAATAATTACCCCACCACGGCTGGCTTATATAAAACCCGCTCTAGTGGAAACAAACAAACTTGATTTCCGTTAGGGTCATTTAATTGTTGATTTGGTAACATTTACATCACCACTTTCGAATAAGTAAAGTTTGACCTGCATAAATTTTGTTAGGATTTTGAATATTATTATCTTTTACGATTTGTTCAGTTGTTGTTCCATATTTTTTAGCAATTTTAGTTAAGTTTTCTCCCCATTTTACATAATGTTCGAGAAATTCTCCTTGAAATTCAAGCTTTCCTTTTTTGCTATTAGCTACGTCACTAATTAAATCTCTATACATTATATCAATATCAACATTTCCATTGATACCATTGATTTTTCCTTCACTTGATTTTTGCCATATGTCAAACTTGCCTTTATAAGTGCATTCGTTATTATATTGAGCAACCCAACAAGTGTAACGACGTCCAAGTTCTTCATTATTTAATATAGAACTAAACCAATATTTGTTGGCATATACACCCACCCAAAATCCAGCATTTTCAATTATTTGACAATAACTTATACACATATTTGTAAGTAAATCTTTTCCAAGACCAACTTGTGACTTGTCTTCTATATCAAAGTAAACTGGAAGTTCTAGACTCTTGCCTTCCAACCATTTAAGCATAACTTCTGCCTCACGTTTAGCTTGACCTTCTGTTTTTGCATAGCTATAATGATATACACCAACTGGAATTCCTAGTCTTTTACATTCTGCGTAGTTTCTTTCAAACATGGGGTCTTTTTGAAAGTCAAACATTCCGTAGCCAGCTCTTAAAATTGCAAAACCAATTTGACCTGCTACTTTTTCCCAGTCAATTTGACCTTGATATACACTTACGTCAATTCCTGTAAGATTTGTCATTTCCTTCGCCACCTTCCTCTTTTGTAGTTTCTTCATCAAATTTATTGATTAAATAATTTAAGTTGTCATTTACTGTGTTGTCAGACTTTGTTTTAATTACATTAGCAACTTTTCCAATTGGAATTCCTGCTTTTTTCATATTTTCAGCAATAGAAATTGTTTCCATTGCAATTACAAAAATACAAATTGAACGACTTACAAAATTTAAGTTGAACGTGAAGTCAAGTGTGAATCCTAACAAAATGATTATAATTAATAAAGTTTTATGTAAAAGTCCCATTCGCATTTTTTGTGAATCAAGATTTTTGTTAATAATAGCTTGTATTAAACCAGTTATAATGTCAGCCATTGAAAAAATAAGTGGTGTCATAATTTGCCATAGTACACTTGAAAAATCAAGCTGGTCTAAAATATACATTATCTTTTCCATTTTATCACCCCTTTTTATTATTTACTTTTATTTTATCATTTATGTAATTTTATTACAATATTATTTATCATTTTTTCTTGTCTCCTTTTACTGTGAAGTCTGTCTCAACAAGAATAACTCCACCTCGTACGTGTTTAAAATTTAATTTTCCACCACAACTGAAACCTTCCTTAAAGTCTTTTAATTTGAACTCTTTTTCTTCACCTTCTAAGTCTTTATAAAATAACTTGTTTTGTGATTCGTCTTCTTTTTTATATACGCAATTTTTAGGCATTCCAGCACAAGTAATATGAACCAAATTATCGTCGTCAACTTCAACATAAGTTTTTTGTCTTACAAATTTTGAATGTGGAAAAGTTCCTTCGTGTTTCCAAGCTCCAAGCCTTACATCGTCAATATCACAAAATTGTTTTAGTTCTTCTATATCTAATAGCGTGTGAATAGAATCTGTATCACTATAGCAATATAGGTCTTTACCATATTTTTCTAAACTGTAAGTCTTTATAGCTTGACTTGTACGTTGCGTCACCTCGCGAGCATATGAAGTAATAAAACACCCCATAGGAATGTATATACCGTCTTTTTGCGTTTTATCACTCATCGTATAGCCAACAATTCCGTCCTCCCTCAAATACGGAATTTTTGACTGTAAGTCTTGTGAGGTTGCAAATTTTCCATAAAGACTGTTAAGCATTAGTTTGGCTCTTGTTCTTTGTCCTTTATTTCCACTTAGTGTTCCCTCATTTTTAACAGCAATCCACTTGTCAATATATTCCTTAAAAAACTTTGATTCCATTGACTTAAACTTCCAACCGTCAATATATTCAAGGTCTTCTGTGTCATATTGTTCTAAAAATAACTTTAAATCAATATTTGTTAAATTTAAAACAACTATTTCATCATTAGAACTTTCAAGATATTCTGTGTCCATAAAGTGGCTATGTTTTATTTGTATTGTTGGAATTTTTCCTTGTTTTAGTTTAAATTTACAACTAAAACATTGTATATATAAATTATATATTTTGTCTTCTTGATATTCACCCTCAAAATAAACTGGGTCTCCATACGGTAAGGCTCTTGTGTACATAATGCTAGGGTATAATGAATTTACATCTAGAACCGTAGTTTTTCCATTTATTTTATTTTTATAAGCTGGATTCATATATGTGAATCCGACCTTTATATGCTTTTCTTATTTCTTTGTCAACTTCATAAGGCAAAAGTGGAAAATAATGTTCAAATTTTTTCTTTCCTATAATTTCCTTAAAATCATTCAAAGCATTTGAGCCTTGCGTCATTTTTGTTAAGTTATCATCAAACAAAGTTTTAAGTGCTTTTGCTACTATTAAAACATCATTTTTAATATATTCTTGCTCCATAACTGTAAGCTCCCACCCTCTAGGTCTAGGCTTTTTATAGTCAATTTTTAATTTTGAAATTGGAAGTCCAAAGGTTTTAGCAATAGCGTCTACTGAAAAAGGAATTATCTTTAATGAATCAATAAAAGTTGTTTTATGAACAGTCTTATTTCCTTTTTCATAATATACAGTGATACAATAGAACTGTCCAATATCACTTATTACAGTTGTGAAGGTATTTTCTGCTATATCTTCTTTTTTCTCTATATGTTTGAAACCATGAGTCAATAGCCAATAGATTATGAATTCACCGTCAAACTTTAAGTTGTGAAAGTAAAATGTTGCATTCTTTTCTTGTTTACAAAATTCCATAAAACTATCTATGTTATTATCAATTTTAATATTTTCTTCGTTTCCTATTTCACAAGTAGCCCAAGCCCAAACCCAAGTTTCGTCTTCGCACCATACACAAGTTTCAAAATCAGCCGTAAACTTCTTCACATTTTCAACCCCTCCTAAATCTTTCACATAATCTTTTGAATCCTTTTATTATTCTTTAATTACTTTCATTTTTCCTCCACTTCACCTTGTTCCATATTTACTGGTTCCAGATGATTATATTCTATGTCTATTCCTAAATGTTCCAAAAATCTATTGAAACTGTCTTGACCTCTTGTATTGTCACTTTCAAAGGTTATGTCAACAAGCATTTCATCGTCCTTGACCTTAACCCAAAAATCGTGAGCATTTGTTTTGTTCAAGTATTCCTCTAACTTATCGTAGTTTTGCATACTTTTGTATCTTCCTAATACCTTTTTATAATTTTTAAAATATTGTTGTTCTTTTCTAGGGTTTGAATCTTTATCATTATTTTTTAAAATATTACTTGTTCTTTTTTGTCTTTCCCCTCTAGTTATATCTTTTTTCAAACCTTCATTTGTAATTTTTGACTTTTTCCAAATACTTCGTAAGTTTTTAAGTTCAGCTCTTGCTTGCTTTTCTTCAACTGTTCTGTATGGTTTAGCTTTTTTATTTTCAGCAAGATTCATTCCAGCAAGCTGGTTTATAAGTTCCCTTTCCCTACGTTCTGCGTTTCTGTTTACTTTATCATAATACCATTTAAGAACTTCTTCGCCAGTTTCTATGGTTACAACCTTTTGACTTGATTCTTTGTTTAGTGCTTTTAAATCATTCAAAGCTTCATTGAATCCTTGTCTAGTTACAATTTTTTCTTTCAATTCTTTGTAAGAAACTTGCTCTGGTAGATATAGTTTATTATTTTCATTTTCTAATTTTTTTATAGTTTTATTAAACTCTGCAACTGCTCGTCCTAGTTTAATAAAATCTCCTTGTTTCCATCTAATTTCTGCCATAAATTTCACTCCTTTTAGTAGTGCATTTTAGAATTATCTTTTGTGTTTAAGATTAAAGCTAGTGTGTTTACACTAGCTCGAATCCTAACGCTTTGTTGTTTGAGCCTTTTATTGCTCTGTCTGTGATTTTTATTTCGAATCCATTTTCATTGATTCCAAACATTTGAATGTAGTTTGACATTTGAATTGAGAACATTTTGCTTGCTGTAACATAACTTCTTCCAGTTTCATCAATTAAAATTGTAACCATTTTTATTTCTTTATCTTTTATAATTTCTCCAGTTGCTTGGTCAACCTCTGGCTCTGCTAGTGGTTTTTCAATTCTTTTGATTAAAACTTCTTTTACTCTTATAAGCTCGTCCTTACAGTCATTTAATTTATAGTCACATTCGTTGTTTTCTAAATTAAATATTTTCTTTTGGTCTTGAATATTTGTAAATATTTGTTTTTTAGTTTTTGATTTTTGAGCCATTGCTCCAAATCCTGCTACTGTCATTGATGTTTCTTCAACTGTTTCTTCTGTTCCTGTACTTTCAACTATTTCCTCCATTACTTCATTTTCCATTTCTTCATTTCTTAATTCTTTTTCCATAATAAATCCTTCTTTCTCCTATTTTACGCATAGGTGCTTAATTTAATTTTTGTTCTACTTCCTGCTAGTTTTATGTAACATAAAGAGTTATTTTCCCAACCACTTACAACCAAATTTTTAATAATCTCCGTATTTTATTTCTTTACTATTATCACTATCTGAAATATCTTTATAACTTATATAAAAACTTTCTATTGATTTAATATCTAGCGTTTCAATTAATTTTATTAATGTTTCTTTATTCACTTTTATTTACCTCACTTTCAAGCAATTTTAATTTTTTAGTTGCTCTTGTAATTTCTTTATCTATTAAATTAATTATATATTCTATAAAATCTTCACATTTTGAATCTATACTAGGTAAACTTACAAAATCATTTGATATTTCTTCAATTTGTTTTAAATAATTTCTAGCTATCTTTATATCTTTCATTTTATCATCTAAAAGCATTTTTTCACCTACCTTTTAAAACAACTTATTATTTGTACTTTTCCACTTCCATACATATTTGTAAATGTGTTTACTGCGTCCATTTGCGTATAACCTTGTACTACTATTTTTCTTATTATTCCATCTATTGAATAGGTTATTTCATACATATTTTAAACCTCCAACTTATAACTTTCTAATAATTTTAAATCTATTAAATGTTCAAATCTTCGTAGTAGTTCATCAATTACTAGCCCTTCAATTAGTCCCCTAGGGTATTTTATTTGTAAACCCTCAACTTTTTTAGTATTCTTATTTTTTATAAACATTGTGAAATACACAAAATATTCCTCTTCATTTATTATAATTTTATCCATTTTATATATTTTAATTAATGCTTTTACTATTTCGTCTACCTTCTTCATTTGTTTTCCTCCTACTACTTTATATTTTTATATTTTTTTCTTATTTCCTCTGCTACCCTCTTTATTGCGTCTTTTTTAGCTGTTCCCCTCCATAGATTCGACTTATTAATGTTTAAATCTCTACAAATTCCAGCTATTGTTATTTTGCTAAATTCTTTTATAAATTTTAAATCTTCATTTGTTTTTTCATTCAAATTATCACCTTCTTTTTAATTTCATATATTATAGAAAACATTATTTCAATTGGTAGCAATATCAAATCAGCTAACAGTTCAAACGGTAGAGCAAACACTAAACTAACTAATATAAGCCAGTCAATATTGTCTTTATAAATTTTAAAATAACTTTTCCATAAATAATATGTAAACATTATATAAGTACCTCTTTCATTTGTATTTCATAAAGCATTCCGTCTGTTTTTCTTTTCCAAAATATATAGAACTTTCCGTCATTTTCATTTTTAAATAAAGCCTCAATTCCTTTTGACTTCATTTCCTCTGTTAAGTTTTCTTTTGTACTTTTGAATCCTAAGTTTTCTATTATTTCATATAATTCGTTGAAATATTTGTTTTCATAGTAGTATTTTTTGATTTTTCCGTATTTCATTCGTTATCTACCTCCTTAATTTGTTTTACCGTAATTGTATAATTCTTTTATTTCTTTTTCATCACATTCTTCTAATCTTTTAATTACTTCATATTTTTCTTTCATTTTATCACCTTCTTTCATTTATAGTTTACACCTTTTAGGTTTAGTTGTCAAGAGGTTTTTTAAAATATTTTTCAAATTTTCTCATTCGTCTTCTACCCAAACAAAAGGTTATTTTTCTTTATAATATTCAATCCATTCTTTTATGTTGGTTGATACATATGAATTAATATAACACTCAAAACTTTCACAACCATATAATCCATTCCATGCTATTATTCTTTTTTATAATACTCACCTTTTCCTTTCTTGATTATAGTTTACACCTTTTAGGTTTAATTGTCAATACTTTTTCAAAAAATTTTTAAAAAAGTTGAAAAAAATTTTTGTATCGGTTATAATATAGGTAGCGGACATATAAGTTAATTTTTAGGTATTCTGGTTGTAGTGCCTTAGACCATCGTGATGAGCGACGCACTCCCAGTGTAGCGTGGTAGCTTGCCTTTGAACTTATATCGTCTTGCTACTTTATTTTAAAGAGGTGATTATTTTGTTCTATGATTATTCAAGAATTTTAAGCTATAACGCATTTTTGAATTTTTTAATTGGTGAGCGTGGCGTTGGTAAAACATACGGTGCGTCTAAATTCGTTGTTAATCAATTCTTGAAAAAAGGTGAACAATTTGCATATATTAGACGTTACAAGACAGAACTTCGACAAGCTGTTCCTCAGTTTTTTAGTTCTATAAATAATAACAACGAATTTCCAGAGCATATACTTAATACTAAAGGTAAGAGTTTCTATTGTGACGGTGAAGTTTGTGGACACGCCATGACTTTGGCTACTGCTCAAGATTTGAAAGGTACAAACTTTGACAAGGTTAAAACTATTATTTTTGATGAGTTTATTATTGAAACTGGTCAACGCAAGACTTACTTAAATGATGAAGTTTTTACTTTTTTGAATTTATTGGAAACTATTGCTCGTATGCGTGATGTTAGAGTATTCTTTTTAGGGAATGCTGTCACTATTACGAATCCTTACTTTTTATATTTTGATTTGACTTTGCCTTATAATAATGATATTAAGTTATTCAAGAATGGACTTATATTAGTTCAGTATATGAAAAATCAAGAATATCGTGAGGCAAAACGTAAATCGAAGTTAGGTCAGTTGACAGAAGGTACATCTTATGGAAATTATGCTATTGAAAATAAGTTTGTTATGGACAACTGCACGTTCCTTGCAAAAAAGACTGGTTCTGCCAAGTTTGTGTTTGCTTTCAAATACAAAGGTGAAGTTTTTCGGTGTTTGGAATGATTACAATGAGGGTAGAGTTTATGTTTCTTATGATTGGTTACAAGATACGCCTTATATGTTTTCTTGCACTATGAAAGACCATTCACCAAATATGATGTTTTTAAATTCTGCTAGAAAATATGGTTGTTGGAAAAATTTCGTTGAACATTATAATTTGCGGATTGGTTTATTATGAGAATCAAAAAATTAAGAATGTTTGCAATGAGTTGATTAAATTGATGATTGTTAGGAGATAAAAAATTGACAAGGCTGTCGATCTCCTTGTCAATCACGATATTATGGAATTAATACAAATAAAAGTTGAAAAGCACTTTTAATGTTTACTTAGCCATTATATCATTTCTATTATATAATGTCAATACCCAGACGCGT